GTCGCTACAGCCTTATCAGCGATCACTATGTCATCTCCTAGGAGAGCATAGTCCTCGAACCAGTCTTTTCCATTAACTTTTCCTGCCAACTCCGCAGATAGTTGAACTATCGCGTGATGGGTCAAGGCTAACATAGCCCAGGAAGTTAGTGCTCCCATTGGTTGACCGACTGCGTAGTGTACGAATCGCGGATTATCCTCTGGCTGAGTGAAAACCACTCGCCGAGGTAATGCGTAACTACGACCTACCATTAGGCTCATCCATAGGTTGGCCCCATGAGCGGTTATAAGCCGACTCAACAAGGCCCCTTGAATAAGAATTGGAAGACGATCCGTGGCCGAAGAAAGGTCTAAAGACCAAAACTTTCGGTGCCCTTTAGCCTGTAAAAGGTTAATCGGTGCAAGTTGATCGAATGTTCCATCCTGAGGAATCATTCTCAGGATGCCGAACAGGTAATTATGCAGTGGCTTCATTGCCCACTGCGTAAAACAGTCAACCATAGCAAATACACGGATTTTACCCGCAGGTTCATCTTTTAAACCTAGTTTCCCAAGGTCCGAAGGATACCGTGACTCCCCTAATTGCTTAGCTTCGTCAGACAGTAGCTCCGGAGCAATGGCCATGAATTCCTGGAACCAATTCAGGAACCGTGTGTTCGTTGTTAAAAGTAGCCAATCCCTAAAGAAAGGCAATAACTCGGAACGAGACCAAGCTATAGCACTAGCCATTATCCCAAAAGGAGAAGTGGATAGGTATAAATCATTCGACGGAGTAGTCCGAGGAATGAGAAAAGGTGAAACTCGAAATCTGGTTAATAAATTAATCGGATCCGAAAGATCCTTTCGTAAATTAGGCTGGAACTGCCCCAATTTTATCCAAAACCGGCCACAAAACTGTGACCAGTCAGGTAAAAATCGTGATAAGTCCTTACCAGAGTCGGTAATCGAACTCAAAGATAATTTTCCTGGAAACTCTATTACTCTATAAATAGAAAATAGGGTAAACCAGTACGAAATTATAATCGGATCGCCTAAATAAATCCGTCTTCTATGAAGAACGGGGATTATCGTCGGTAGACCCAGCTGCCCTCGCCGTACTCTAGGAGTAGCGGGGAAGGAGTTTAAGTCCCTAGCTATGGACTGCGCTAAAGATGTGTTTAATACCTTTAGTGTAACCACAAGTCCCTTAAGGCCTTGGTGTTTCGCAGTGCGGTGACAGTAACTACAGAAAGAGATAATTGGTTTAACGTAACCCAAACGCATCGATCCTACCCGAATACGAACTTGCGCAAGCAAGAACGTAATTACGGGTCGACCCTGATTTCTCAGGATCATGGCACCAACAGCTTTCATAATATTCTCAAGTTGCGATGCAATAAATAATTTCATTGTCACGCGAGGTATTAGTGAAATCTTTGGACTCGGTTTCCGCTTGCGCGGGCCGCAGCCACC